CCGTCCATTGAGCGACACATCTGCGTAGTTTTCTTATCAAGCGTTGCAAGAAATTCATATTCCTTAATACCCATACTTTTAAACGAATCATAAGTCGCTAAAGAATGAAAATATGCTTGTTCTGTCATCACAAGATTAGCTGCCTGACTTTTTGATACATTAAACTTATCGGATATTGCCTTAATGGCTGAATCGGGCTTATTGCCGAGCAGGACAGTCCTTGTAAGCTGATTATGTAACTCATTGACAAGCTGAGCCTTTGAACACCATATTCTGTCCGAAAAGTTTTTACCGTCAGATGCCCAAGGCTTAGTTATAATCTTTTCAAGTGCCTTTTCGTCAATAGTGGCTATCTCTCTGCCCATATTAAAGCCTTTTTGCATTTCAAATATCGAATGATAATACGAATTTGAATAAACTTTTCTTGCCATACTGTCTACGGCATCAAGTTCATTGCCAAATGCCTTTTCAACAGCTTGCTGTGTTCGTATTTTTAAGGCTTCAAGCTTGTTGATATGATACTTAGCTGAAGCATTTTCAAGCTGCTTAACCCATTGATGATTTATAGCGTTATCTTTGCCGTATTTAATGTATTCGTTTACATCCCACTTAAATTCTGCTAATTCATCCGCTGTCAAAAGCTTTTTTGCCTCTTGCAATGTTACATTATTATTTACGGCAATTCTGCCGTACCAAGCATCAATATCCTTTTGTATTTCCATTTGTGCCTGTGTGAATGCAGGCTCAATTTGAGCGTATGTACTTAATGAATACGAATGCGCCGACTTTTCAAGCTGCTCGTATCTTTCTTGCCAATACTCTCGGTTTTTCTTCGGCATTATTCATCACCGTCGCTATTATCATTTGTGTTGTCATCTTGATTGTCATTAAAGACATTGCTATACTGCTCAATGTTCTTTTGCTTTTCCTCTTCAATGCGTTCAAGCTCTTTTTGAGGGTCATCCACCCACGGATGCTTAGCAATAATTGTTTCGTCCGAAATAACGCCCTGTGATTTCTGACAATTCTCGATAATAATACTTTCGTTAATCATCACATTTCTGTTGAAAATAAAATCGACGGTTTCATTGCTGAAATCGCCTACATTAGTATTATATAAATGTGCATTTATAAACCAAAGCATTTCCTCTAAAGCAGCTTGTAGCTGAATTTCAGTACCGTTAGCATCAAGGTCAATATCCGAATACATTGACTGAATGTTAAGTTCGTTAGCATTACCGCCGAGCCTGTCATCCTTAGCATCATAGCCCATAGCATTCTCAATCAAGGCTTTTTTGAGTATTTGCAAGATTGCGTTATAATTTTCAGCTTTCACCTCAATTTGAAGCGTACGAACATCACCGCCACCGCCGTCGGCAGTATTAACCTTGACTGCACCGTAAGTTGCAAGATTACGCCTAAATTCGCCAAGGTTCGTTCCGTCATAATTTACAAGTACCATAATTGTATTTCTTACATCTTCTTCCATTGCATTTTGGAAGTTGGATTCAATAGCATTTACTGCATCTTGTAATGATTTTATTCTTCTTATAAGCGGTATTTCCTCAGCGTTAAATTTAAAGGGAATAAAAGGTATTTTCAGCCAATTATACTCGGTTGTAACGCCGTCACAGTCGGTCATTGCGAAGTAATTTGAATGAAAAGGCGCAACAGGTATAAGATTACCGCTGTTTGTCAATTCAAAATATGTAATGCCGCCCTCATCGCACACCTCAACCCTTTCAACAACCTTATCCTCGCTTGAATTTTTTTCGTAAACTACAACAGGATAAATATGTATCATATAATCGAGTTCGGTATGCTCGGCATCTTTCCAACCGGGTATAAGCTCATACGGCTTAATTCGCTTAAAATAAAGCTCGCCAAATTGATTATGGCAAGGAAAAAGCCAACCGATACCGCAGTTAATTAAATCCTTACCGCAGTTTATAAGCGTTCTGCAAAACTTTGCGTTAAAATATTGCTGTTGCAGAAGCTTGATATATTCTTCATTATCGCCTTGAACAGTAATAGGATTGCCTAAAAGAAAATTATTCTTTTGGTCTACCATTTTTTGATACTGATTATCAACTATTCGATTATTAGGCAGATTATCCACACTTTCAAGCTTACCGCCCTCACCTATCGCCGTTCTTTTCCTACGCAAAATATCTTGCTTGCCTTTGTAGTAATTTTCGCCACAATACATTTCGTGGCGCTTAATTGATATTTTAAATCTGCGTATTTCTCTTTCAATAAACTGCTTATCGGTTAACTGTTCTGTTGCATTCTCTCTAATCAGTCTATCGTAAGCATCTTCATTTGCTATGAAATTAAATAACATATATTTTATCACCCCAAACAAAAAGAGCAGAGGTTAGCGCCTTTGCTCTTAATCAAAACTAAAATTACTTTTTGCATTGCATTTTTCTGCAACGCCTGTTATAGCATCCTGTGCATCATCGTGAGCGTTTTTACCCTCTCGTTGATACCTTACCATTGAATCGTAAAAATCAGGAAATCTGTCTTTCCAATTAGCCGGAAAGTAAATATGTTCCATTACCCAAGTGCTGTTAGATAATATTCTCGCATTTTTATTTTGCGACTGATGAAAAGGTCGGATATTACAATAATTACTATGGTATTTTTCCTCAATTATCCTTTTTACACTTCGAGCAAATCCCCTGCCACCGTTATTACTTTCAATATCGGCATTTCTGACCTTATTATCAATGAGTATTTTTGCCGTCGCCGGTTCGGTTATTTCCATACCGTCCTTGGTATATAAAATATCAAGGATATATGCTTCTTTGTTGTAGACACCGTAACATATACTGCATAGATAGTCACTACCCTCATCAGCTGTATCGGTATAGTTTCGTATATCCGTAAACAATGGCTTGCCTGTGCCGTCAAGTGGCAGTTTATCGTAAGTTTTAAAATTACTGTATAATCTGCCTTTAATATCGATAGGCTCTTGCTGATAGTTAGCTGATGCAATGTCAGCACCCATTGCTTTTATCTTGTTTTCATATGATTTAAGCGACAGCACATCAGGACAAAGCATTGTGCCGTCATCCTGTTTTGCCTTATATGATATATGTCTTACCTTAACACCGATATTTTGGTAATGTTCTAAGGCTCTGCCTGCAAGGTCAAGGCTGTGCCACCTTGTCATTACAATAATGATTTTGCCGTGTTCTTCAAGTCTTGAAAGCATTGTATTAGTAAACCATTGCCAATGTTTTTCAAGCACATCTGCGTTATATGCTTCCATAGATGATTTAATTAAGTCATCTATAATCATAATTGATGCGCCGAAGCCTGTCGCTGTACCTGTCGGCGAAGTTGCAAGATAATTATTATAACCATTTTCAAGCGACCACATATTCATAGCACCGTCGCCTTTTTTGATTTTCACATTAGGAAATATATCGGAATAAACAATTTTTGTGTCATCGCCTTTTTCCTCGGCTATCGTATCTCTTACGGTTTTAGAAAAGTTTGTTGAAAGCGTTTCGTTATATGAGCCTGTCATTATTTTTTCGCTTTGATTCTGCCCTAATACCCACTCAACAAAACAGCCTATCGTTCTTGACTTGCCGTGACGAGGCGGCATATTAACTATAAATACTTCATCATCCGAATAATAGAAATCTTGCAATTGATTGCAAAAATCAACAAGAAATTGTCTGTCAGGCTTATAGAAATCGCCTGCTTTGGTATTGCAATAAGCGAAAAACGATTTTCTTGCTTGCCTTATGCTGCGTTCGTTCTTCAGTTTAAGCAATTGTTCAAGTTCTTTAAGTCTTTGCACATCATTCATCTGATATACCGAGTTTCTTTTCCAAATTTGCAATTTTCTTATTTAATTCATCATCGGATAATGATGATGTAGTATCAACTTCGCCTTTAAGGTTCAAGTCTTTTCGGTCACTCCATACATCGGGCTTACGGTTTTTAAGCCAAAAGATTTGAGCGGTTGTATCAGGTGGTACATCTCTTTCGGTTTTCTTTGCCGGCACAAGCTCGTACTCGCCTGTATCAAGATTTTTTACTCGTTCATATATAATGTCAACTACCTTATAACCTAATGCCTTTTTAAACAAAGCATTTTCAACTTGAATATCGGCAACTTCCTTATTAACTTTTAAGGAGTAGGAAATGTCGGG